ATGTCATCCCCCACCCGTGAGCTGATCGAGATCCAGCTCGGCGCGACCAAGCGGAAGTCATTGACCGGCCTGGTGCGTCAATACCGACAGGCTGGCCACGGCTGGCGCAAGATCGCCGATGTCGTCTCCCGCGAGTCCGGAATCCCGGTGTCGCACACCACAATTGCTCGCTGGTTCGAGAATGAGGCGGTGGCCTCGTGAGCACTTTCGCTGACGTGCCCGAGCCCGACGAGACCGAGTTGCAGCGGGCCGCAGAGCGCGCTCTCGCCCGCAGTTGGCTCTCCCGCCGCTACCCGATCCGCGTCACACCGCTGGCGTACCTATCGGTCGGCCCGCTCTCGCTCCTGCTGGAGGTACGCGGCCGACAGTGCGAGCCCGAGGTACTCGACCGCCTCGGCGATCTTGGCGAGAACCTGATCTTGCGTACTTCCCTTCGCTTGCCGCGCGGATGCAACGGCCGCGTCCGCAAATTGTTTCGGCGTGGGCTGTCCCACAATGCTTCTCCTTCTGTTGGTACTGCTGACACGGCCAGCGTAGAAGGAGAACGGCCCGGAGCTGTCGAGGCTGCTCCGGCTCCGGGCCACCCAATCGACGCCGCGTTTGAACTTGCACCCGATGACGCCGCGATAGTCCTAGACGCCGTACGCGGCACCAAGGGTGGTGCTGAATGAGCGCCCTTACCAACCCGGCCGACGAGGCGCGGGTGCGGGTGGCCAGGAGCCGGTTAGCGCTCGCGCAAGGACACGCCCGCCTCCAGAATGCGCGTCTCCAGGTTGACCAGGCGTGCCTCAAGCTCGATGATCTCCGCACGCCGCGTAACGACCTCGGACGAAAGGTTGACGACGGCCAAAGCCAGGTCGAACAACACGGCGTCGGTGTCGTAGGTGCCGTCGCTGCACTCGCCCAGAGTCTCGGTCAATCCGCTAATCAGCTCATCAACCACAGACCCAGCCGATGCGTCGATAGCCAAGATGTCGCGCAGTGCCATCACAGTCTCCTTACGTTGCACGGGCTGGTTACCCGTTATGTGACCGGCGCGCACCTTACGGCGCGGCGGTGGTTGCAGCGTAAGGCGTGGGTCCGACGCGCCGCGCTTAGTGCGCGGCCGTCGGACGCCACTGCCGAGGGTGGTGCCGAATGAGCGCCGATCTGGTCGCTGCGTCCCCGTTCGATGCGATCCGGCGTCTGACGGACGCTGGCCGTGAGTATTGGTCGGCACGCGATCTCATGCCGCTGCTCGGATATGACTCCTGGCGCCGGTTCGCCGATGCGGTCGGCCGCGCCAAGATCGCAGCCCGCAACAGCGGACACGAGGTGACCAGGCTTTTTGCCAGCGCCGTCAAAAAGTCGGAGGGCCGCGACGCCGAGGACTACCACCTATCCCGATACGCCTGCTACCTGGTGGCCCTCAACGGAGACCCACGCAAGCCCGAGATCGCGGCCGCGCAGACTTATTTCGTCATCAAGACGCGCGAGGCCGAGGTCGTCCAGCACCAGATCCCCCAGACGTACGCCGCAGCCCTCCGGGCCGCCGCTGACCAGACCGAGCGCGCGGAGCTGGCCGAGGCCAAGGTCGCCGAGCTGGAGCCCAAGGCCGAAGTCGCCGACCGGCTGCTCGATGCCGACGGCGACCTGTCGGTACGCGACGCGGCTCAAGCGCTGACTCGCGCCGGGATCAAGGTCGGCGCCACCCGCCTGTTCGCCGAGCTGGAGCGCCGTCGGTGGATCAAACGAGGCGGTGAGGACGGGCGCTGGCGCGTGCTGCAATCCGCCATCGAGACCGGCTACATGTCGGTGCTCCCCCAGTCGCACTACCACCCCAAGACCGGCGTGCTGGTGCTCGATCCCCCGCAACCTCGCGTCACCCCGAAGGGGATTCAACGGCTACTGGCCGATTACGACAAGAGCTGAAACCCGTTTCACCACAACTGAATAGGAAAACCCCGACGGCGGGCACTCTCGCCAAAGAACCACCCACCGTCGGGGCCACTTCAACCAGCCTACAAGGAGGCCGGTCATGTCCCACCGTATCTACACCCCTGCGCAGAGTGTCGGGGGTACCCCGTGAGGATCAACGTCTACAGCCAAGAGCTGCTACTCAGCGAAGACGACGATTCGCTCGATGAGCCCACTGTTGAGCTTGTCGAGCAGGTCGCGGGCACTGGAATCACCTACAGCGCAGCGCGTTTGTTCCTCCACAGTTCACACCGGCTGCACCATCCACCGGAGGACGACGACCGTAGCGCTATCACTTTCTGGCTGCCCAAGTCTGCGGACCGCCGAGAACGCCTCGCGCTGCAATTCGAGGCGCTGGCAGAGATCACCCGCAACTCACGACCCGAGTCGGGGTTGGACTGATGACCATCGGACACGTCTCGCACCAGACCGAGCACGCAAGCCTGGTCCTATCCCTCGGCGCGCTCAAGTCCGTTCGCCTCGGCAGCGGTATCGACCGGGTGCTCGAAATCCATTTCGACGGCGGCACGCTGCTGACCCTCGCCCCGGAAGTGCTCGACGACATCATGCGCGAACGGGTACAGCAGGTCGTCGCGCAGATGGACCGCGCGGGCGTCGGAGGCCCCACGGGAACGCTCATCGACGGCGCCGCCCGCCTCGGCGGGGTGCTCGGGTGCGAGCCGTGGCGAGATCCGTGGTCGGAGCAGGGCAACCGATCGGGGGTAGCGCGATGACAAATATCGTTATGCGCCATGCCTTTTGGACGGTCGCACTGCTGGCGTTCGTCTACGCCATCGTCGCTCTGTTCGATCAGCGCTACGCCCAATTCGCCGTCGTCATGGCTCTATTCGGTGTCGCGCTCGGCATTGATCTGTGGGTGAACCGGCGCGGCTGGTACCGCGACCGGGCAGCGGTCCTGCTGTTCATCGCCGCTCTCACCATCGGTGTTGCCGCCCTGTTCTCCGTACCCGCCGCGTACGCCGCCCCAACCACCTTCTCTCAGAACGGACTACACGAATGAATCTGCCCGAGGCCAAGATTGCGCCCGAATCAATTCCCGCCCTGACCGACCCCTACGGCGACATCAGGGGTATCAACAACGCCGCGATCATCATCGGTCTACAGAGCAAGCACGTCTATGCCGGGACCGTCCCCGAGGCGGTGGTACGCCAGCGGCGGGCCAAGAACCGCGCGGCGCGGCGCGCTCGGCGGGGGAACATCTCGGCCTTGCGCCGACAGGCCCGGCTCAACCGGAAGGTGCGCCGTCCTAGCCGCCGAATGCCATACGACATGGGCCACTTGATTGGTACGGCGCCGGGTGCCCCATGGCTGATCCACGAGCCGGAAGCTGGTGCGGCCGAATGAACCCCATCTACGAGCCCTACGCCAACCTCGCTGAGTTCCACGAGTCCATCAGCTACGGCAAGCACTCCAGCGGGCGTGTCTACTGCGGCCCATCCACTCCCGGCTACACCCCACGGCACCGCGCCGAGGACAACGCCAAGGTAGGTGCGTAATGCCAGAGCCAACACGGGCATTGCTCGAAATGGTCGCCGAGATGGCGGACAAGCTCCAAGACATCACAGCCCAGATCGAACCGGCATCGCCGACCTACCACTCGGGGCGCGCTTGGAGTCCGGAAGGACTGCGCGGATACGTGACCAGGTGGACCGCTGTGCTCGATGAGCGAGACGCCCTCAAGCGGGCGCTCACCGAGACATTGTGGGAGCTGCCCGCCGGTGCAACTCCTGATTATGCCGCCGCCGCGATCCTGCATCACTTTGACGTTAAGCCAAAGGGAGGCAAGCCATGACGCTCGCGTGGACTGAGAAGGTGGACGAGCTGCGTTCACTTGGATACCAAGACTGGGAGATCGCCAAGAAGCTCGGGAACTCGCCCGCAACGTTTCAGCGTATGGCCTTGCGGCACAACAAGGGTGTTGACGACCTCATGAACACCCTTGCGCGCGAAGAGAAGCTGTCGCGGGGGTGGGTCTCGTGAAGACGCATCCGGAAGGCGTGGGCGATTGCCCTGCCGTGTTCCCCATCCCGAGCGAATCCGGCCATGACTACCTGTGCACCCGCGACGAGGGACACGACGGAAGTCACATGGCGAGCACCAGCGTTGAAGTGGTGGCGGTCTGGGATAGCGAGTTGGCGTGGTGCACGCATCGCAACCAGGGCGAGTTGTGGTTCCGCCGCGAGGGCCGCGCGCTTTGGTTCGAGGTGCCCCAGTGAGCGAGCAGATTCCCGCCGAAGATGGCATGTACAGCGGCATTTCCGATGAGGTGTATCACGGCGACCGCACCAGCTTGTCGTCGTCCGGAGCCCGCGCGCTGCTGGCGCCGTCGTGCCCCGAGATCTTCCGCTACGAGCAGTTGCAGCCCCCGGCACCCAAACCTCAGTACGACTTTGGTCACGTGGCCCACAAGTTCGTACTCGGCGAGGGCAGCGAGATCGCAGAGCTGGACCCGGCCATTCACGGACTGAATAAGGATGGCTCCCCCTCCAAGGCGCCCACATCCACGGCGATGTGGCAGGAGGCCGCCGAGGCGGCACGCCAGCGCGGCCAGATCCCGATGCACATCGCCGAGGTAGCCAAGGCCAAGGCGATGGCGGCCAAGGTCCGCGAGCACCCGCTGGCCGCCGCGCTGCTGGCCGATGGGACACCGGAACTCTCCGGGTACTGGCACGACCCTGAGACCGGCGTACGGCTGCGATTCCGGCCCGACTGGCTGCCCAACCCTGGCCGTGGCCGCCTGATCGTCGTGGACTACAAGACGGCCACCAGCGCCCACCCTGGCCACTTCGCCCGCGCCGCTGCGGACTACGGATACCACCAGCAAGTCCCCTGGTATCTCGACGGCCTGGCCGCCTGCGACATCGCCGACGATGCCGCGTTCGTGTTCATCGTCCAGTCCAAGACGCCGCCGTTCCCGGTCTCGGTCATCGAGCTCAAGCCCGACGACATCGAGCTCGGCCGGCGCCGCAACCGCAAGGCCATCGAACTGTACGCCGCCTGCGCTGCCCACGATCACTGGCCCGATTACGGCCAGGGCGTGCATTCCGTATCGCTACCGAGTTACGCCGTCTACCAGCAAGAAGGAGATCTAGAACAGTGACCGTCGCCCAATACCAGCCCGTCGCGCCAGCACCACGCACCGCGATCAGCCAGGCCACCTCCGTTGAGCAGTCCCGCGCCGTCGCCGAGGTCCAATCCGCCGTCATCGTGGCCCAGCAGATCCCCCGCGACATGCGGCGCGCCGAGGCCGAGATGCGCGACGCATGCGGCCGCATGACCATGGCCGAGCAGGCCTTCTACCAGGTCAAGAATCGTGGAACCGGACCGTCTGTTCACCTGATGCGCGAGCTGGCCCGCGTGTGGGGCAACGTCCAGTACGGCGTCAACGAGCTGCACCGCGACGACAACCGTGCTGAATCCGAGGTCCTTGCTTGGGCCTGGGATGTCCAGACCAATACCCGCGCCACCCGCACATTCATCGTCCCGCACGCCCGCATGAAGCAAGGGCGCCGTCAGGAATTGACCGACCTCGGCGACATCACGAACAACAACAACAATGCGGGCGCTCGCGCTGTCCGAGAGTGCATTTCAGCCATCTTGCCCAAGTGGTTCACCGAGGAAGCGCAGAACATCTGCAAGAACACCATCGAAAACGGCGAAGGTGTCCCGCTGCCTAAGCGCGTCGAGATCATGCTCGGCAAGTTCCGCGAAATCGGCATCACCGAGGCGCAGCTGGAGACCAAGATCGGCAAGAAGCGCGGCGCATGGGACGCGGGCGATGTCGCGCAGATGGGTATCACGTACACGTCGATCACCCGCGACGGCATGGACAAGGCCGAAGCGTTCCCGGTCACATCGTCACTGACCGAAGAGATAACCGCCGCCTCCAAGCCCGCAACAGCGCCGACCGCCCCCGAGACTGCCAAGGCGCAGGCCTCCACCACCAACGAGGCCAGCGAGTCCATCGAGGCGGCCGAGCCCGAACCGGCACCGGCTCCCGCGCCGGACGGCGGTGCCGACAGCCCGCCCGACGCCGACCCCAGCGAGGTCAACTCTCAAGGCGAGTTCCTGGCCAGCAAGAAGGATCTCGGCACCATCCGGGGCCTGCTGGCCAACGCCAAGTACTCGTTGCGCACGCCAGAAGGGACCGCCAAGACGCTCACCTATCTCGCGTCCGTCATCAACAGGGACATCACCGCATTCGATGACCTCTCCGAGCGTGATGCCGAGGCGGTGATCGATGACTTGAAATCCCTCCAGCAGCAGTGATCCAACCCCATTAGGAAAGGAAACCCATGTCCGACAACGAAACTGAGAAGGCCGAAGAGGGCACCGAGCTTGCCCCTGGCGACATCACCGAGTTCATCGTCGTGCTGACGCAGCTCGACAAGGGCCGCACCCAAACCGCCGCGACCAAGGCGCTGCACGAATGTGTCGCGGCGGCAATGGCAACCGGCAAGAAGGGCGGTTGCGTCACGCTCAAGATCAAGGTCGAGCCCCGCGAGTCCGGGGCGGTGTGCCTTGTCCCCGATGTCGTCAGCGCCCCCGCCAAGGACCCTGCCGGAACGATCTTCTTCGCCGACGGCGAGGGGGGTCTGTCCCGCGACAACGCCGCAATGTACTACGGCACCAAGTGACCAAGAAAGGGAATACAACCTATGTCCGAGAATGTAATTGACTATCCCTCCGAACGTATCGAACTCATCGAGCCCGCCGATACCAGCACCAATGGCCCGGTCTACCTGGTCACCGCCAATGGCCGCAACGGGCTCGAAACCCGCGTCATCGACGTACGCGACGATGCCCCCAAGGCATTCCCGCCGCGCGACGCCGCCACCCGCGTAGTCACCGACACGGCCTCATTCCTGGCCGAGGTCGCCCGCCGCCCCCTCATCGAGGGTCGATCCACGGTGTGGGGAAATCGCAAGTACGGGGCCGTCACCGTGATCTATGACGAGTTGTACGCAGATGCCAACGCCGAGTACACCCGTCGGGACGACGCACTCGTGCTGCAATTCGTGCCGGACCCCGATTGGGCGACTCTGTTCAAGGCCGCTGACGGCAGGTTTCACAGCCAGTTGGAATTCGGCGACCTCATCGAATCGGCCGGCCACCTGATCACGAGCCACCCGGCAGCCGAGATCGTCGAAATCGTGGACAGCGTGCGGGCATCGAGCAAGGGATCGTTCGAGTCGAGCATCAAGCGCGCCACCGGCAGCGTGAACCTGACCTACAGCGAAGAGGTCTCGGCCAAGGCGGGCACCGCGACGCGGCAACTGGAGGTACCGCGCGAGATCACGCTGTCGGCAAGGCCATTCGAGGACTACCCCGTTATCGAGATCCGGTGCTGGCTACGACTGGAGGTCTCCCAGGGTCACCTCGGCCTCGCGCTCGTCCCGCAACCATACGAGCACCTGGTGCGCGACGCGTGGACGCAGGTAACCAGCGAGCTCGCCGAAGACCTCGGCGTCCCGGTCTACGCCTCCAACCTCGGCAAGTAGGCCCTCCGTGAGTGCCCCGGTGATCACTGATCGGGCAGACCCCCGATACACCGGGGCGCTCACCCGCCGCTGCCGCATCTGTGGCGCCAAGGCGGACAACGACTGCCGCAACACGCTCAACCCCGACCAACCACTGCCAGGCCGCCTGGTGCACATCGAGCGCATGGAAGACGAGGACCAATGATGGACGACGACTACCCACTCGGTGAATACCTCGATGTCATGCCCTGCCGTCACGCGCCCCGAACTCGTTACTGGTCAGCAAGTTTCGTGCTACTGGGAACGAGCTGGGGTACATACTCGCCCATGCCACCTCGTGAGGTGGCCGCGTGATGCTCACCGAAGATCAACGCTGGCTGCTGCGGATGGTCGGCGGGTGGACGATGCGTGACTGCCTCATCGGTCCCGCAGGTGTCACCCGTTTGATGCAGTCCTGCTACGGCGGCACCCGCGTGCCCGCCGATAGATACCCGTCTCACATCAAGGGATTTGAGTGCGGACGCGGCAAGGTCGTATCGCGGGGTATACCCGTCGTCACCGTGACCACCGCGCAGCTGAACAAGTACGCGCGCTCCCTGCCGGCCGATCTTGTCGCCGAGATGCGCGAGTGCGCCGCCGCCGCGCAGCGCAACAACCTACTTCGCCACCAGTTCTGCCACTGCGGGAGCGATCCGTGCGGGTACGCGTACATGGGCGATCGCATCTGCCCGCCGACCGAGCAGCAGGAAGCCGACGCCAAGGCCGAGTTCTGGCGCTGTGAGGACTGGACAGAAGACTTGCTCGACCGTGCGCTTGGGTTCACCACGGAGGAGGAGCTGGTCGGGCAGCTGGAGCTGTTCGGAGTCGGCGCATGAAGCACGCGTTTTGCGACAGGTGCGGGCGCTACTGCATCGTGCGCAACCACCGCGATTGCATGTGCCATGACTGCGAGCTGGGCATGAATTCCATAGCGGCGATGCTCAACCCGCGCTGGGCACGACCGATGACTAGCAGCGAGATCCAGCTCGCCTATACCTGGCTGATGATCGAGCTCGGCTCGAAAGTGAGTGCGTGATGGCCCGCACCCCCGAGAGCACCAAGGCATACCAGTCCGGCCTATGCGTGGACTGCAAGACCGAGCCGCACAGCGCCGGTCGGCCGCGATGCGAGAAGTGCCATACGAAATTCAGAAGGGGTGAGTGATGGCCGATCCCACAATCCGCGTGCTGTCCCTCGGCGCTGGTGTCCAGTCGACGGTGCTGGCGCTCATGGCCTGCGACGGCACGCTGCCTGGTCTGGACGCAGCGGTGTTCGCCGATACCGGCTGGGAGCCACCCGCGGTCTATGAGCAGGTGGACCGGCTCGCCGCCGAGCTTGCCCGCGTAGACATTCCGTTGTACCGGGTCTCATCCGGCAACCTGCGCGCGGACACTCTGGACCCGGAAGCGCGATTCGTTTCGGTGCCATGGTTCACCTTGGCGCCCAAGGCTACCGAGGTGCCTGTTTATGGCGTATGCGCACCCTGCGGCGGCTCCGGCCGTGGACCATCTGACGAGCCTGATTCATGTTCGGTGTGCGGTGGCGACGGCCGTGGGTCGATCGTGGGCACCAGGCTAGCCACTGCCACTGAACGGCACGGCATGGGGCGCCGCCAGTGCACCAGCGAGTACAAGCTCAAGCCGATCAAGGTCAAGGTGCGCGAGCTGCTGGGCTACCCGCATCCGACACCGGTGCCGCGTGATGTGTTCGCCGAGCAGTGGATCGGCTTCTCTACCGACGAGATCCACCGCGTGCGCAACCGTTTGGACGTGAACTACTCCCGGCCGCGTTACCCGCTGCTCGATCTAGGCATGTCCCGCAAGGACTGCCAACGCTGGCTGGAGCGCGCGGGGTGGGGCCACACCGCCAAGAGTGCATGCATCGGGTGCCCGTTCCACGGCAATGCCCAGTGGCGGTACATGTACGAGCGGCGCGATATCTGCGCGACGTGTGGCCATTCCCGCGATGACCATTGGCGCGGTTTCGACGAACCGAAGGCGTGCGCGCATCTGTACAACCGGGACCAGCCCGAAGAGATCGCCGATCTGTGCATGTGTAAGCGGTTCCACTCCCTCTGGGACGACGCGGTCGATTTCGACCGCCGCATCCGCAAGGGCGGCGCCTCGGCCAATCCACTCGACGGCGAGGCGTTCCTACACCGCTCACGAGTTCCGTTGGACCTGGCACCAATCGACCGCGTGACACGTGCCGAGTACGCCGACATGCAGCTCGACCTATTCGAGGACGGCGACCCGGACGGCTGCTCACCGTACGGCTGCCGCAGCGGGGAGGTGGCGTGATGCCCATCCGCCCCGAGAACCGCGACCGCTACCCCAAGGACTGGCCCGAGATCTCGCGCCGCATCCGGTTCGAGCGCGCGCAAGGCCGCTGTGAGTGCGAGGGCGAGTGCCTACGGGGTACACACCTCGACCGCTGCACGAACGTCAACGGACAGCCCGCATACGGCACCGGCAGCCGCGTCGTGCTGACCGTGGCGCACCTGAACCACACACCCGAGGACTGCCGCGATGAGAACCTGCGCGCGATGTGCAACGGGTGCCATCTCCACTACGACAGAGAACATCACGCAATGACACGAGCGCAGACGCGCCGCCGAAAGCAACTCGACGCCGGTCAGATGGAGCTAGCGATATGACGAGGCTGGACGAATTGATCACCACCGAGCAGGCGGCAGCGATTGAAACACTGCGTTCAACGCTTGGAGTCGATCCAGCGGCCGATCCGAAATTCTGGGAGTGCTTGCTCGCGCAGATACTTTCCGGCGTGACGACTGCCGCGAGCGCGGCGCATGACATCGATCTCGCCGGGATTGGGGTCGAAGTCAAATTCTCACGCGAGTTCTCAATGGTGTTGGGAGACAACCGGCGGTCCAACGTATTTCGGTGGACCGCTCTGTCTGGCCATGGGGACACGCCCAAGGATGCATCATCGACGATTCTGGTCGGGCTGGATCGGTCCCGGTGCGTGTGGTTCTGGGTCATCCCGGCCGAGGCGCTCTGCGGGACACGCACCGTTACGTGCGTTGTGCCCTCTGACCGTCGTGGCACCGACCGTTCGGCGCTGAGTGGATACGCGTGCGACACAAGCGACTTGCTAGCGCGGGTCCTGCACTACGACCTAGAGCACCACGCGCAGACGCGCCAGCGGGCCCGCACGGCGGCTCTTGAGGCACAGATGGACCCGATGTTCGGCCCCGAGATTTTGGGGTGAGAAGGAGTGCCGAACGTGCCGCAGTCTGAATACGTGCACGCGAATCAGAGAGAGGAACACCGTGGCTAACTCGGCCGGAATGCTCAAGGAATCAATCTGGCGCGACGGCCATTTCCGAGCGCTCTCGCGGACTGCGCAATGCACCTACGCGCAGCTGCTCAGTCAGAAGGATCTCGACCGCGCCGGGATGCAACCGCTCCAAATCACCAAGTGGGCCAAGGGATGCGACGAGATGTCTGTCGACGACCTGGAGACCGATCTCCGCGAGCTGGAGCGTGAACGGTTCGTGTTCTTTGACGAGGACACAGACGAGTTGTTCATCCGCGCCTACATGCGCACCACTGAGGTCACCCGGTATCCGCAGTACCTCAAGAGCGCCTTGAAATGCGCCGTCATGGTGGCCTCGCCCAAGCTGCGCCATGAGCTGGCGGTCGAGCTACGTCGCCTGCGCAAGCCCGAGGCGACCAAGGTCGCCGATGAGATTGACCCGTCTGACCCTGACCCCGATGACACCGTGACGGAACCGTGCGAGAACCCTGACGGCACCGTGCCCGAAGGGTGCGAGAACCCTGCCGGAACCGTGAACCCTGACGGCACCCTGCCCGAACCCTCTAGGGAAAGGGTAAGGGTAGGGGTAAGGGAACTTACGTTGGTAAGTACTCAAGTTGGGGAGCGCTGCGCGCCGCCCCCCGAGTTCTGCCCCAAGCATCCTGGCGGCACCGAGGACCCGTGCCGCGCCTGCCAGCGCTACCGGGAGCAGTACTCCCAGTGGGCCGCAGACGACGCGGCTCTCGCCGCCGCCGAGCAGCGCGCACAACACCGGGGCGAGCGAGATGCCAAGCGCCAGGCAATCGCCGCGTGCCGCCTGTGCGACCAGGACGGCTACAACGGCCTCTCCGTCTGCGATCACGTCGACCGCTCGGCCACCGCCAAAGCCGGACTCGCCAGAGCCCGCGCAGCGCTCGAAAATCCCCCCGCCGCGACCGGATAGTCACCAACCCCCTGAAATCCCGCCAGCGTTCAACTCAGCCCCAGGAATCGATATGCGAACGGAGACACGATGACCCAGAAATCGGACCCCGAGTGGTTTACCTGCCCCGGGCTGACCGACGGCGCTCGCGTGGCCGTGCTGCTCGACGACGGCACGCTGGCCGAGGGCTACTGGCACGACGGCGCGGTACACGACGAGCCGCGCAAGCCAGCTCGCCCACCCGCGCCCTGGCGCATCCACAAGCGCACCGACGGATGGACTCGCTGGACCATCTGCAAGCAACACGCACTCGACGAGTGCGAGCCGTGGTGCTATTTCGAGACCAGCACCGAAGCATTCGCCGCGTTCGCTGCCGGGTGTGCGCGATGAGCGAGCTACGTAACGACTGGCGGCTCCCCGATCCCCCGGACCTGTCCGGATGGCACGACGTGGGCCGAATCGTCAATGGCATCAATCCCGCGTTGCCCGATCTGGATCCACGGATCACGCTGTCAGCCCAGCTGCACCGACGAGTCAAGTTCACCAACGATGAGGTCTATCTAGACCATCTGGCCTCGCTCTTCTACCGCGATGTGGATCTCGCATCGTTCGAGTGGAGTGACGAGATGCGGAAACTGCCAGGGCAATTCGATGACCGACCACACTTCGGCGATTCACGCGCTCGCCGGATTATCAGTGAAGCGCTGGCCGGCCAATGAAGCACGGCGACGCAGAGCGCATATGGCAGATGTGCCTAGACCTCGGGCTGGCGGTGCAGCCCTGGCAGCGCGCACTCCTTGACCACTACGAGCAGCGGGACATCGATGCCCAATTCGACCAGATAGCAAGGAGCTTCACCGAATGACCAAGTGCAAGCGCTGCGACCGCGCTACCGAGCTGTTCGTGTGCAAGGCGTGCGTGAGCGAGCTGCGCGACCGTCTGCGCGCGCTGCCCTGGTGGCTCGATCGACTCACCGAGACCGCCGTCGGGCAAGCCAGACTCAGCCCCAGTGGTCGCGGCGGGCGCCGTCGGGTGCTACACGGCGACGACACGCTCGTGAGCCACGTTGAACCGTTCCCCCGCGACAAGGACAGCGCACCAACCGAAAAGGACCACCAGGAGCGCCACCAGGCCGCCCTATGGCACGCGCTGGCACTCGGCCGAGCCAACGGGCACGCCAGCGACGAGCTGGACCGCATCGGCAACGCGCTCTCGACGACCATCCGCGACATGTGCGAGACGCGCGGGCTGCAAGTACCCGAGTTCCGCACGCAGCCAAACCCCGCGCCCGCCAACGATCCCGAGCCCGCACGGGCGTACGTGCCCGATGCAACGACCGCTGCACTGCCGGACGCCTGCGCACGGTGCTATGTCGCGCTGCCTACGTCCGCGACCGGCGCCCTGTGCGACGACTGCGACGGGGCACCAGAGCTGCGCACACCCGAGCCGTCGGCGGCCACCTTGCAGGCGACGTACACCGGCAAGCGCGGCGAGGACACACTGCCGGTGACCACCCTGGCGCGCATGGCCAAATGGCTGTACCGGCACGCTGACGACGTGGCCCTGCAAGAGAACGCCGCCGAGATCTGCGATGAGATCGAGCGCGTGTTCCGCTCTGCCACCCGCGTGGTCAATCGCCCGCCGGAGCCGATGACCATCGGGCCGTGCATCACCGACCCCGCACCCGAGGCTGTCCTCAAGGAACGAACCGAGCAGGGCGACAGGACGACCCGATGCGGATATGCGCTCACCGCGCCGCACCAGAGCAACCAGATCGTGTGCCCACGGTGCGGCGTCGGGCACGTAGTGGCCGACGTGCTGGCACACAACCTCGGCGAGCTCGACGACCGCAACGCCACCGTGCGCGAGCTGGTGGACGTGGTGCTGCCCCGCCTCGATGAGCACGTACCGCAGCGCACCATCGAACGGTGGATCCAAAACGGGCATGTGCCGGTTCGCGGCCATGACACCCACGGTCACCAGATGGTTCGCATTGGCGATGTCCGGCGAGTGCGCGCACAGCGACCGCGACACGCAAAGCGTGCCTGACCAGCGACGATGCGAGCGTGTGGCAAAATGGCGCTCAACATGCCAGTAGGTGAGCTGTATCTACTGCATGAAACCCCCGGCCTAGCTGGGGGTTTCGTCGTATCAGGGGTCAGCACATCACGCCCTGATAGCTGGTTCTGTAGCTCAAGAGGTTAGAGCGGGTGAACAAGTCCCCGGTGGAAACGTACGACACAAGTTCCGGGTGGAAACCAAGATGCGGGATCATGGCCCGCCAGAGCCCCTATGTCAGGCCCTCGGCGTAGAACTACCCGATGGACGCGCGCAAGGCTATACGCGAGGTCATCGAGGCCATCCCGAGCCTGTTTGGCCATACCCGCAAGACGACCATCGGCGCCGAAGGCGCCACCGAGACCGTCATCTACACACAAGCGCAGGTGGCCGACCTCATCGCCTCGGTGCTCCCCGATGCCCTCAAGACCAAGGGTCACATGGTGATCGCACTACCCGAGGTCGAGTCCTACGAGTCCGGCCGGCGCTACGTCCGAGTACCCATCACCGCGCAGCCATGGTCTGACGGCACCGTGCCCATCAGTCCACACGGTGACGCGGTGGCCATCCGCAACGTGCCCGACAAGCTGCCCATGCAGGACGTGCCAGCGCTGGCCTCGGCGCTCATGGCCGCCTACTGCACATGGCACCGAACGCGACCGGTCTAGCTGCCACCCTGCTTGCGCTCCAACATCGCGCGTATCAGCCCCAGCTCGGCACTGATGGACAGCAACGCCTGTACCTTCGCGTACTCCAGATGCCGCTCGCCGTCCGGATGGTCAGCGGCATCCCGCGAGAAGATCGCCGATGCACCGCCATTGAGGCGGCTCCACGCCTCGGCCCTGAGATCTTCAATGTCGGATGGCTTCATTGTCATGAGCTGGGATGGTAGGCGACAACCCGATGAGCAACCTGCGCAACGGCAGTCTTGAGCGCAAGGTCAAGCGTGAGTTCCGGCAGCGGTGCAAGGCCATCCGCGCGGTGTGCTGGCTGTGTCGTCAGCCCATCGACTACGCCGCCGCGCCGCAGACCCCCGAGGCGTTCGAGCCCGACCACTACCAACCCGTCGAGAGCCATCCTCACCTCGCCTACGACATGACCAACCTTCGGCCCTCTCACTGCCGGTGCAACCGAGCACGGCAGGACACACCGCCTGAGCAGCGGAGATGGGTCCAACCCGACTGGTGAGCGGTGTTTGCAGAGCGCATAACCGCAGGTCAGAGAGTTAGCTGCCGGATGCAAAACCCCTGGTAGGGAGGGGGGTTCGATTCTCTGCAAACGAGCTGGCAGGCGACTCCGCGGTAAGGCTCCCTTTTCGCAAACGCCGTTGGACCTGAACATATCCCGCGACCGCTGTACAGGAGGCGTGTCCCATGCCTGACGTACACAATCGCACCCGATACCTGGCTGGTTGTCGCTGTGACCAGTGCAAACTCGCCAATTCGGAGTACCGCAAGGAGCTCCGGCAGCGGAAGAAGGGCGCGGAACAGTCCGGACGCAAATTGGCGTCCGTGCGGTCGATGCCAGCAAACGCCGGTGGCGAGCAGAGCGCGCCGCGAGCCCCGGTGATCGGCGACGTACAGCAGGGCGTGATAGCTGAGATCGACACACTCGGGGTCGCCGCGTCGCGGCCCGGCCTGGTGGCCACGGCGTACGCGCTGGCGCGAGTACTCGACAACCAGCTGGCCATCGCGCAGCACCCCTCGGCGGCCCGCCAGCTCTCCGAACTGATGGACAAGCTGCGCAAGAGCGGCAGTGTCGGCAAGGGCAAGCTCGCCGCTGTGCGGGCGATGACCCGCCAGACCGGAACCGGCGAGGCCACGGGTTGAGTACCGCGTGCGCAGAGCGCATTCTCGGATGCACCGAGCCGCGCATCTTCACCCCGCCGCGCCGTGAGTTGACCCCGCAGACCTCGCACGGGTTCGCGTGCATCGCGTTCGCCGAGCAGCTGCTCGGGCTGCGGTTGTTCCCGTGGCAAGAGTGGCTGCTCATTCACGCGCTGGAGCTCAACGAGGACGGCACCTACCGATTCCGGTTCGTCATCGTCGAGGTGGCCCGGCAAAACGGCAAGTCGCTGATTCTGCTCGTGCTGGCGCTGTGGCACCTGTACGCGCTCGATTCCAAGATGGTCATCGGCACCGCGCAGGACCTGGCCCGCGCCGAGAAGGCATGGGACGAGGCCGTGCAGTGGGCCGAGGGCGACGAGGAACTGGCGCACTTCATCGAGAAGGTGGACCGAGGCCACCCGAAGATGTTGCGGCTGGCCAAGACTGACGAGACCCCATGGTTCCGCGACTATCAGGTGGCCGCTGCCACTCGTCGCGGCGGTCGCGGCTTCTCCGGCGACTTGATTCTGCTCGACGAGCTGCGCGAGCACACCAACTGGGAATCGTGGGCGGCCGTCACCAACGCGATGAACGCCCGTCCCCGTGGTCAGGCGTGGGCGTTCTCCAACGCTGGAGATGCGATGTCCATCGTTCTGCGCTGGCTGCGCACCACGGCACACCAGGGGCTCGGGTGGCCCGACGGCGACGCGGACGCGGCGGTACTCGGCGAGCTCGACGCCGAGATGGAGGAATACCTCGCCGAGCACGCCGACGAGGAAATGACCGGCTGGTTTGAATGGTCAGCACCCCCCAAGGCCAAGCGCACCGACCGGCAAGCATGGGCACAGGCCAATCCCTCGATGAATCACACTGAAATCACCGAGGATTGCGTCACCGAGCGGGCCATCGCCGGGGCACTGCGGGGCAACCCGCCGCACATGTTCGAGACCGAGGTGCTGTGCCGGTGGGTCTCGATGTCCGACGCCGGACCGTTCCCCGAGAGTTCGTGGGCCGACACGCTGGACAACACCGCACGCCCCGCCGAGGGCAGTCCTCGAGTTGTGTGCGTGGACGTTTCCTGGTCACGCACCCACGCCTATGTCGCGCGGGTAGGCCTAGACGATGACGGCAAGCCGGTGGCCGGCATAAGCGCCGACCGCTCCGGAACCGATTGGGTGATCCCCTGGCTGGTCGAACACCAGGACGGTTTCGCCGCCGTGGTCATGCAATCCAACGGTGCCCCCGTCACGTCGCTGATCGAGGACGCCAAGGCCGAAGGCCTCAACGTGATCGAGTGGGGCGGCGCTGATCTGGGGATCGCCACCGGCAAGGTCTGGGACCACATGAACGAGCGCACCCTGCGCCACCTGGAACACCCCGGCCTCGACGCGGCGGCTACCAGCGCCGCCATCAAAGTACTCGCGCAAGGTGCGTGGGTCATCGACCGAGCCAAATCGCCCACCGACGCCGCACCACTGCAAGCCGTCATCGGCGCGGTATGGGGACTGGAAACACTTGAGCCGGAGAGTCGTTCGGCCTACGAGGACGAGGAGCTGATGATTGTTTAAGCGTAAGCATCCCGCAGTAGGGCGTGAGGCCGTATGGAACCTGCACTCTGGTAGCACAATTCGTGGTGTCCTCGTGAAAGAGGCAGGCCCGAAGCTGATCTTGCGCGCGGCCAGCGTGTACGAGCCTGGCCAGGAATGGATACCGGCTGATGGCGAGATCATCATCGACTCCGGCAACGTGGACTACGTACAGGTCCCCTGATGGGCATCACGGTTAGCGGTGGTACCCCGATCCCCATCGGTACGCCATGGTCTCGGTACTCCCCGATCCAGCAGCGCATCGACATCTCGCCGTTCCTATCACTGGAGTATTTCGAGATCTGGCGCCTACAACCCTCGGTGCGGCGCGTGGTGTCGTTCCTGGCGCGCAACATCGCCCAACTCGGCATCGGGGTATTCGAGCGCCAGTCAGAGGCCGAGCGAGCCAAGGTGTTCGAGCACCCCCTGGCCAAACTGCTGTACCGGCCCAACCCCAAGATGACGCCGTATCGGTTCAAGTCAACGCTCATCCATGATCTGGGCATCTACGACGTTGCCTATTGGCGCAAGCTGCGTGTTGGATCCAAACTGGTTGGCCTCCAGCACCTACCGCCCCGGCTGGTGACCCCGGACAACTACAACTCGCCGGGCCTGTCCCCCACCGCTTTCAAGGTCGCCGGTCCCGCTGGCAGTGCCGGTGAAGTCATCCCCGCTGATGACGTGTTCTATGTGCGCGGGTACGGCGGCATCTACGACATCGGCATTTCGCCGCTGGAGTCGCTGCGTCAAATCCTGCGCGAAGAGTGGTCGGCCAGCGACATGCGCGACCAGATCATGCGCAACGGCGCCCGCATGTCCGGATACCTTTCCCGGCCCAAGGAGGCCCCCGCGTGGACCAAGGAGGCCCGCGCGAAGTTCAAGGAGTCGTGGCGTTCTCAGTACGCGGGGGCCGACGCCAGCCAAGCGGGCGGCACCCCAGTGCTGGAGGACGGCATGACGTTCGTTCAGGCCAGCCAAACCGCAAAAGACTTGCAGTACATCGAGGGCCGCAAGCTCACCGACGAAGAGGTATGTCGGTCCTACTTCATCCCGCCGCCCATGATCGGCATCCTGGACCGGGCCACGTTCGCCAACATCACCGAGCAGCACGCCATGTTGTACCAAGACACCCTCGGCCCTCTGCTCGAACAGATCGAGGACGAGATCGACCTCCAGCTGCTCCCCGAGCTGGAGCCTGTGACGCCAGAGCGATTCTTCTGCGAGTTCAACCTGCGCGAGAAGCTGACGGGCAATTTCAAGGACCGTGCCGGGATCATGCAGACCGCCGTCGGCGGACCCTGGCTGACCATCAATGAGGCACGCGCCCTGGACAATCGGCCACCCGTGGAGGGAGGCGACGACCTGATCAAGCCCCTGAACCTCACTCAGAACGGCGACCGCAACCCGATACCGGCTGACGACCAGGCCCCGGAGCAACCGGCTGACAACGAAGCCACCGACGAACTCGACGACGACGAGTAAGGGAGTACCACCCATGCGCACCAAAATGGCGAATATACAAATCAAGGCCGGACCCGACGACGGGCTCGCTGAAGGTCAGTTCACCGCGTACGCCAGCGTATTCAGCAACATCGACAGCTACGGCGACGTGGTAGTCAAGGGCGCATTCGCCAACTCCCTTGCCGAATGGGCGAAGTCGGGCAGTCCGATACCGCTTCTGTTCGGGCACAACATGTCCGATCCGGACTACAACATCGGGCACGTCGAGTCCGCGGTGGAGGACGAGCACGGACTGCTCGTTACCGCGCAGATCGACACCTCCAACCCCAAGGGGTTGCAGGTGTACAAGATGCTCAAGGGCCGCCGCGTCAATCAGATGTCGTTCGCCTACGACATTCTCGACGGCGGCATGGCCGAGCGGCCCAAGGCCGGTGCGACCGTCGGCGAGGACGGCACCGTGCCCACCGAATCGTTCTACGAGCTGCGCGAACTCAAGCTCTACGAGGTGTCGGTGGTGACCATCGGCGCCAACCAGGACACCGAGATCCTTGCCGTCAAGGCACGCGAAATCGCAGCGGACACCAAGGCTGGCCGCGTGCTGTCGGCCAAAAACGAGAGCGAACTACGAGACGCACACGAGGCCATCAGCCGTGTGCTCTGCACTCTCGGCAGCACACCTGACGAGGACAAGGCCAGCGAATCCGGCCCGTCTGAGCCAGCGCCCGAAGCGGCGCCCGTTCAGGCCAACCGCAAGTCGCCCGTCGCATCCTCGGCGCACAAGTTGATCGAGCTGGAACTAGCCAGCGCGATCTAAATCCAAAGAATCAGAAGGAGATTCACATGTCTGCACGACTGTTGCAGCTCAAGGAGCGCGCCGACGCGGCACTCAAGACGGCGCGCGACATCGCAGAGAAGGCCGAGGCCGAAGGTGGCCGCGACTTCAAGGACAACGAGCAGGTCGAGTACAACACCGCCGTGGCGGCCGCCAAGGACATCTTGGAAGCCATCAAGGCGGTCAAGGCCGATGAGGCAATCTTGGCCGAGGCCAAGACCTTTGCCGACAACATCGGCGTCCCGGAAACCAAGGGCGGCCATGCCGAGCTCAATTTGAGCCTCGGTACGACCGTGATCCAGTCGCCGGAGTTCAAGGCGATGATGGATCGGTTCAAGACCGGCAATGGCGAGTTCCGCATCCCGGACCGCGCCAAAATCCAGTCCGACGCGATCTCGCTCAAGTCGTTGTTCGTGGGTCAGTCCCGCACCAGCGCTGGCGCGTTCATCGTCCCGGACCGCACCGACATTGTGGAGATGCTGGGCCGTCGGCCGTTGCGTCTGCGCGATCTGTGCGCCAAGCGTCGCACCACCTCCGATGTGGTGGAGTACGTGCGCGAGACCAGCCACACCAACAACGCCGCTCCGGTTCCGGAAGCCAGCAGCGCAGCGGCGCCCACCGCGCCCGGCTCGGCCGGCCCACTGGTGACCGATCCGAACGGCGGCTACAAGCCCGAGGGCTCGTGGGCATTCGAGGTCAAGCAGGCCACGGTCAAGACCATCGCCGAGTGGGTGCCGGTCTCCAAGCGGGCACTTGCCGACGTGGCGCAGCTGGAGGGCCTGATCAACGATGAGCTCCAGCTCGATATCGCCGAGGCCGAGGACAACCAGTTTCTCAACGGCAACGGCGTGGGTGAGAACCACACCGGCATCCTGAACACCTCCGGCATCCAGACGCAGGCGTTCACGACCGACATCTTCACCTCCCTGCGCAAGGCGATCACGAAGCTGCGCACCGTGGGCCGCGTGCAGCCGAACGCGATCCTGGTCTCTCCGGCAGTCAAGGAGCAGATCGAGCTCACCAAGGACGAGATGGGCCGGTACTACTACGCCGGACCATTCAACACCGGAGTGACCACCTTGTGGGGTCTGCCGGTCGTCGATTCGGAGATCATGCCCGACACGCACGCTCTGCCCGGCGACTTCTCCAAGGCCGTCATCTGGGACCGCGAGCAGACCAGCATCACCATGACCGACTCGCACGCGGACTTCTTCATCCGCAACCTGGTGGCGGTGCTGGCCGAGGAGCGCAACGCGTTCGGTGTCACCCGCCCGCCCGCCTTCTGCAAGACGGCGGTGGCCTGATGACTCTGCGCGAGTACGAAGTGGCCACCGGCGACCCCTGGGGCCGCACAACCACCATCCAGCTCTCCGACGAGGACGCCAAGGCGCGCGGCTTGATCCCGCACACCAAGGCCGACACCAAGGCTGACACCGAGGACGACGCTGGCGAGGGTGATAAGGGCGACAGCGGGGATGCTGGCGGCCAGAAGCAGGCCAAGGCACCGGCCAACAAGGCCGCGCCGAAGGCTCCCGCCCACAAGGGCAGCGCCGAGGCCTAATGCCCGAGCTGGACGAGGCTGCCGTCGAGCAGTACACGCAGGGGCGGCTGGTCGCCGATGATCCGGAGACTGGCCGCCTTCTGCGGGCAGCGCTGGCCGCTGCTCGTGCGTACTGCGGATGGCACGTGACGCCGGTCAAGACCGGCGACACGGTGGAGCTTGACGGGCCGGGCGGCAACACGCTGATGCTGCCCACCCTCAAGCTCATCTCGCTCGCCGAGATCCGCGAACGCAGCGCACGCTACGGCGGGGCCACCGATGAGACGGTCTACGCCCCTGCCCAACTGGAGATCTCACGGCAGGGCATGGTCCGCAAGAGGCCCGGAATCGCACCCGGCCCGCCGTGGTGGACCCACGAGCTCGGTGCGTTGAGCGTCACGATGACCCACGGCTTCACCGACGACGAGGCCGCGAACTGGCAAGGCGCCATCTTGTCCATGGTTGACCGGGTATCAACCATGATCGGCGGTGGCCCGTTCATCGGCATCGGCCCGTTCCAGTACGGGGCAACTACGTCGTCGAGCGCTCACTCACAATTCAGCGACGCCGAACGCGCCACGTTCGACCTCTACCGACTTGAGCCCACGCCGTGACCGAGTGGGTGACGGTCACCCCGCTTGGCGGCAAGGACCCCATTACCGGCGACCAGCTGCCCGACGGCGCACCGCTGCGCCTGTTGGCCTACGAGGTTGCGCCCGGTAACACGCTGTTGCGGTTCGGGATTGGCGGCGACCTCGACTCGGTGGAATTCACCACCTACCTGCCGTTGCGCCACCGCGGCGCGGGCGGGGTGTGGACAGCGACCGCAGCCGTGCTGGCCAAGCCGTTCCGCATCGAGGTACGCCACCGCAAATGCCTTGGCCGCATGCAGGAATGGAACTCACGTGGCCGGGGCGGTATCGCCGTGCTGTGTCACTCGGCAACCGGCAAGGGCACCTGATGCGTGTGCAGGCCGCCCCCGCGCCGCTGCTGCGCGCCTGGCTGGCCCCGAAGTTCTCCGGCGTGACCGTCGCCGACGCGGTGCCCGACGAATGGACACCCGACGAGGCGCCGGTCATCGTGCTTGCCGACGACGGCGGCCCCGTCGTCGTGGCCTGGTCCGGGCAGATCGTGCGGTCCTATCACGTCATTCGCATCACCGCGCGCGGACGAGTCCGTACCGCCGTCGGTGAACTCGCCCGCATAGCGGCGGGCCACCTGTCCACCGCCCGCCTGCCGGGCATCAAGGTCCACGGCGTCGGCCCGGTACTGGAGTCTCGAGACCCCAAGACCGGGGCGGCGCTCGCCTCCACGCTGGTCAATGTCCAAGCACGAGCCAGGCAGATCTGATGGCCAAGAGCCCGACGTTCAAGCTCAACAAGAAGGCCATCGCCGAACTAGCCAAAGGCGCAGCCGCACAGGCCGTTGTCACATCGGTTGCCAACGACATTGCGGCCGCTACCGGCATCGAGGCCGAGGTCGTCGAGTACACCACCGACCGCGCCGTGGCTGCGGTCAAGGTCCGCGCGTTCGACCAGGCCGCCGACGGCGTGCTCTCCCGCGCTGCTGCCAGCGCCGGAATTCACATCGCTACCAAGTAGGCGGCCCAGTACCGCAACAAGTTTCACCGACCACCACAGGGGTTGTCGGTGTTTGTCCGTGCGCGCCGTCGCCCGGACTCGACAAGAAGGAGAATCACAATGGCCGGCAATGCCGACAACGTGAAGCTGTGGGACGGCGCTGATGTGCTGATCTACACGGGCACGGATAGTCCGTACGACATCACCTCGCCAGCGACCGCCAACAACCTGCCCGCGACGATCACCGACCCGTGGCCCGCACTGTGGAAGTACGTCGGCCTCCTGCACGGCGACAACGGTTTCGAGAACACCCGCGAGTGGAATGAAACCGACATCACCGCATGGGGTTACGGCGTGGTCAAGGTGGCCAGCAAGAACCTCAAGGTGGAACGCAAGTTCACTGCCTTGGAGGACAACGAGACCACTACATCACTGATTTGGCCGGGGTCCACGGACACGGCAATCGTGGTCCCCAAGCCCGCCAGCCGCTTTATCGCGTTCCAGCTGGTTGACGATCTCGGTCACACCACGCGCTACATCTCCAAGCTGCGTTCGCGCATCTGGGCGCCCAACGCCAACGAAAAGGAAGGCGCCGCAGACGGATACGGGTTCACCGCCCGCATCTTCCCCAATAGCAACAAGGAGCTGTTCGCGCTCCAGAAGTCGGCGGCATAGCCATGATCCGAGTGGAGCTGACCAAGGAAACAGAGCATTTCCCCGCTGGCGCGGTCATCGCGGTCGATGAGAACTCAGCCAAGGCGCTCATTGCCCGCAAGGAGGCCAAGCTCGTTGGCGAGGTCGAGCCCGAGGTCGTCGAATCGGGCGGCGAACGGGCGCGGGCCATCAACGCCGCCGCCAAGGCCGACACCGAAGCCGAGACTGAAGGCGAGGACCCGCCGAAGAACGAAGCCCGCAGCACCGCAAAGGGTTCCAAGTAACCACAGCCGTCACCCCGCGCCGTTTCCCTCGGCCCGGCGCGGGGTGGCTTCACCTGTCAATGCCGGGGAGCCGAGGGAGAATCTGAAATGGCAAAACAGACAACAAGTCCGGCCGAGGCCGAGGCGAAGGGCATCGAGACTCAGCAGGTCGCCTACGGCGGCCACGCCTACGAAGTGCCTGCCACGGTGGATGATTGGCCGATTGAAGCGCTGGAGGCAGCCGAACGAGGACTACCATCCACGCTGCTGCGAAGCGTGCTCGGACCGGCACAGTACGGCGCGTTCAAGGCGCGGCACAACACCGTCAAGGATCTGCGGGCGCTCTCCGACGCCATCGCCGAAGCGTCCGGATTCACCGCCGCGCTGGGAAACTAGTTGCGCCAGTGATCCGCGCAGTGCCTCCGACATGTGTTGCACTGCGCGGGTTTCTGGCCCTGCTCCGGTTCCACTGCGATCTCGTCGAGGCCGACCTTTCGACGTTCCATCACATCGACTACCGGGACCGCTGGCGTCGGGACTCCGAGGGGATACGGCGGCTCACGCTGCGCATGATCCATGTCCGCGTGACCCACCTACCCGCCACATCGGCTCTGTCCCTGCACTTTTCCAACGGCAAATCAGCGTGGGACCTACACGCTCACCTCATGGCCGACATGGTGACCGCCTGGACCGGACACCAGTACGACCGCAACGGCGAGCATGCCCACGCGCAGAAGCAAGCCACCGAGCGCCGGGAGAAACGGCGCGAGTCAGCCCGCAAACGCGCACGAGCGCACAACAGCCGAACGGTGGCCGATGACATCGCCAGAGCCAAACGCAACGCCAGAGGGGGTCAATGATGGCCGATAAGACCAACATCGGGTACGCCATGCTCCCGGTGGCGCTGTCGTTCGAGAACATCACCAAGGAGATCGCCAGCAAGCTCGGCATACCCCTGAAAGCGGCGGGCACCAAGGCCGGTGTGGACGCGGGCGCGGCAATCGCCGCTGGCGTCGAGCAGGCCAAGGGCAAGGTCGAATCGTCCAGCGCCAAAGTCGCCACGGCCCTGAAGAAGATTGAGGACCAAACCGGCAAGGTCAAGGTGGCCGAGGCCCAGCTACAAGCATTGCGCGACAAGGGTGTCACCGACGCCGGGCGGCTGGCGGCGGCCGAAGAGAAGGTGGCCGCCGCACAGCGCAACCTCACGCAGGCCGAGAACACGCACACCAACGCCACGGGCGCGCTGCGCAACGCCCAAGTCAACCTCGCCAAGGCCCAAAAGGATGCCGGGGATGCCGCCGAGGGCGCGGCGGTCAAGTTCGGCCTTCTCTCTCGCGTCAGCGGCGCCACCGGCAACGCGCTCGGCGCGGCGGCATCGGGAGCGCGCAGCCTGACCGGAAGCCTGGCAGGCGCGGCCGGCCTCGTCGGCGGGGTTGCCGCCGTGACCACCACCTTGACCAAGGCGCTCACTGTCGGGCTGGACTACACGCGGTCGATGAACACCATGCAGGCGGTATCGGGCGGCACCGCCGAGCAGATGGCGCAGGTGGGCGCGCGGGCACGCGAGCTGGGCAACGACATCAGCTTGCCGGGCACCTCGGCCAACGACGCCGCTGCGGCCATGACCGAACTGGCCAAGGGCGGGTTCGATGTTCAGCAGTCGATGGACGCTGCCAAGGGCACGCTCCAGCTGGCGGCCGCTGCCGGTATCTCCGCCGCCGAGGCCGCCACCATCCAGTCCAACGCCCTGAACTCCTTTGGCCTGAGCGCCGACTACGCGGGCAAGATGTCCGACATTTTGGCCAACGCCGCCAACGCCTCCAGTGCCGAGATCACCGATATCGCCTATGGGCTCCAGGCAGGGTCGGCGGTGGCCAACCAATTCGGGATCAGCGCCAAGGACACCGCCGCGACGCTGGCGCTACTGGCCAACAACGGCATCAAGTCCTCCGATGCCGGTACGTTGCTCAAGTCCGCGCTGCTGCACCTGGCCGCACCGTCCGATCAGGCATCAGCTGCCCTCGATGCCCTCGGGGTGCAGGCCTACGACGCCCAAGGCAATTTCGTCGGGCTCGCCGCGCTCATGGGCCAGCTCCAGGAGGCATCCAAGCGGCTGACCCCGCAGATGTTCCAGGAGAACGCCGCCATCGCGTTCGGCTCAGATGCGGCCCGCCTGGCGGGCATCGGCGCCAAGGAGGGCGCCGACGGATTCAACAAGATGGCCACGGCCATGGACCGCTCGGGGGCCGCTGCCGACGTGGCCGCCGCACGCACCAAGGGCCTGCCCGGTGCGGTGGAGCGCATCAGCAATGCGGTCGAGTCGTTCTCGCTGGCGCTCTACGACGTGATCAGCGGTCCGGCCCAACAGTGGGCCGACCGGCTCGCCGAGGGCATAGGCAAGGCCGAGGACGGATTTAAGGCGGCTGTCCCCTACGTCAAGGACTTCTTCAAGGAGATCGACCAATCGGGCGTCATCGATCTGGTCAAGGGCGCGTTCTCCACGCTGCTGGACACCGTTACCGGCGTCGTGACAGCAGGGATCGCGGTCGGGCGGTTCTTCAACGAGAACAAGGAGCTGGCCGGGGGCCTGGCGGTCATCCTGACCACACTGCTCGCGCCCGCGCTGGCGGCCATGGCGGTCTCGGCGGCATCGGCGGCCGCCGCCATGGTGGTCTCCGGCGCGACGACGGCCGGGTACTACGCCCTAGTCGCGGCCACCAAAGCGTGGACGATCGCACAGTGGCTACTCAACGCCGCAATGTCGGCCAACCCAATCAGCCTTATCGTCATCGGAATTGCTGCTCTTGCAGCTGGATTGATCTACGCCTACAAGCATTCCGAGACGTTCCGGCGCATCGTCGATGCGGCCTGGAAAGGCATCAAGGAGGCCGCCTCAGCGGTCGTCGATTGGTTCACCAACACCGCGTGGCCTTTCCTGCAACGCGTTTGGGACGGAATCGCCGACGGCTGGCGCGGCCTCGTGGACACCGCCGAAGGAGTATGGACCGGCATCCGCGACAAGTTCAACGCCATGGTCGATTTCTTCTCCAACCTGCCATCTGCCATCAAGGAGAAGGCAATTGGCATGTGGGACAGCATCAAAGACTCGTTCAAGTCGATGGTGAACGGGCTGATCATGATGTGGAACGCCATGGCCGCCAAGCTGACGTTCACCATGCCGGACATCCCCGGTGTCCCGCGTCGCGGCGAGAGCATCCAGCCCATTCCCTCGCTGCCGATGCTGGCCGCTGGCGGGGTTGCCGGCCGGACCACCGCAGGGCGCCTCTGGGGGCCGGGCAACGGCACCAGCGACTCGATCATCGGCGTTGATACACGCGGGTACCCAACAGCTTTGGTCTCCACCGATGAGGGTGTAGTCAAGGCCGCGGCGATGCGCGGAAACGGCGCCGCCATCGTCGCGGCCCTCAATGCCGGATGGGTGCCCTCGGCAGAGTACCTGCGCGCGATGCTCATTGACGGCGGCCTGCCCCGCTATGCCGAGGGACTGAACCCCGGCGCCGATTTTCTGCGCACCACCATCATGCAGATGTGGCCCAAGATCACTCGCATTGGTGGCCGCCGCTCCGAAGATGGCTACGGCGAACACAGCACGGGCAACGCCATCGACGTCATGATCCCCGACTACAACTCGCCCGAGGGCATGGCGCTGGGCAATAGCGTGCTGGCCTTCTTGCAAAAGAACGCCTCCACTCTCGACGTAAACGGGATCATCTGGCGCCAAACCTCATACGGATACGGCGGCAGCTTCGCCACCGGGACCGGCATGCCCGATCGCGGCACCCCGACGCAGAACCACATGGATCACCTGCATGTGATCCTGGGCAAGGGGCGCGGCGTGGGTGCGGCCCCGACTGCTGCGCCGACGGCGGCGCTCTCCGGCGGTGCGGGCGTGGCCGCTCCGCTGTCGGCGGGCGGCGGTGCCGGTGGCGGCATCCCCGCTGGTGCGACTGCTGGCGTTGGCCCCAACGGTGAAGCGGGCTACTACCAGAGTGATCCGCGCAAGGTGCGCGACGCCGAGCAGAAGGTGGCCGACGCCGATGACCGAGTGAAGCGCGCCGAGCAGCGGGTGGCCGAGTTGGGCAAGAAGGCCAAGGAGTCCGAGCGGATGACCGCGCAGGACAACCTGGAGAAGGCCAAACGTGAAGCCCGCGATGCCCGAGATGACTTGGAGCAGACCAAAAGGGGCAAGTTCACCGAGACGAGGCAACCCAAGGGCGGCAATGGTATTGGCGGTGCCGGTGGCGGCGGTGACCTCAGCGGTGCGGGCGGCATCTTCGGATCGTTCCTCAAGGAGACATTCGGGCTTGACGGGTCATGGCTGCCGGACATCTCAAACTTCGGCCCCCTCAAGATGTTTGACTCATTCATGACGGCCTTCAAGGGGCCGATCCAGGGTGCCATCGACGGGCAGCTCGGCATCCAGCAACCCGGCTGGACACCCGGCTCGGACTGGCAGCCGTCCTCGGCGGCCCCGGTGTCCGCTGGCGGTACCGCCGCGCCCGGTCAGGGCAACGCCCCCGGCACCGAGGGCGGTCTGAACATCGCGGGCCTGAACCTGCCCGGTTTCGCACCGCCCAACGTCGATGCCTCAATCCAGGTCACCGCGAACGGTCCCGGCGCCGACGAGATCGCCACGGCGGTACGCCGCGCCGCACCCGACCAGCAGACGCGGCTGGGCGCTGCGATCCCGACGGGCTTCTGATGGCGCTACCGGCCGACACCTCCTGGGGTGCGCTTCCCGAGCGGATGCGCGCCGAGCACATCGAGTGCCGCATCATCGACACGACCGGCAACGTGTGGCACCTGTCCGGTCCCAACGCGGGCGTCGAGGGCGCCATGATCAACGGCGCCATTGACGGGCTCGGGGAGATCCCCGGCAAGGGCGTGTGGTCCGAGACCGCCAACAGCGCCCCCTACTTCGAGCGGTGGATCGACGGCCGCCACGAGATCGCATTCCGGGCGCTATTGATCGATGATCACGCATTCGGCTGGTATGGCACGCGCCGACGGTTCATGGACGGCCTCAAGGTCGATACACCCTCGTGGTTCACCGTCACCTCACGCCTGTACGGCGAGGTCTGGTTGCCGGTGCTGCGCGACTCGGTGCACACCATCTACGAGGACGACCCGACCGCCGATGACACCAACTACAGCCTTCATGAGCTGGTGCTGGCGGCCTCTGGTGATCCCCGCTGGCGGCGGCCCGACCGGGTGGGCATGTGGCAATCGACCAACGGGCAAAAGGTCGGCTCGATCCGTGTGGTCAATCGCAGTGACGTACCGATCAGGCCCTACTTCATCTGCGAAGCACCAGGACGGATCAAGCTGCCCGATGGGCCGGCCGCTGTCATCACCGCCCCGGACGCCGAGGACCACATCGACTTTCCCGGCCTGCTCGGACTGTTCGGCTTGTCCTGGCTCACCCCGCGCGGTCTGCGTCGGCACCGCGAGCCCGAGATGGTCATCGACTTCACGCTCTACGAGGACGAGCACACCCTTATCGACACCGACCCCTGCAACCGCATCGCCATCAGCGACAAAGACCCGGTGGACAACATCGGGTTGCAGTTCATCCGCAACTCCGAGATCGCTTCACTGATCACCGGAAACGCTGGCGAGCGCGGCCAAACCATCATGGAACGGCTACGCGGGCAGGGCTTCTCGGTGCCGATCCCGGCGCGGTCGGAGGCCTCGCTGCCGGTCTATCACTCCCGACCCGGTGGCCGCATCTGGTGCGTGGTACCCCAGAGGTTCGACCATGCCACCTAG